TTATTAACGTTGATAATACAGGCTTCGGTGTGTTGCGTCATATAGGTAAGCCAAGTACGGTTATAGGCATGTGTGAGAACGTTAAACAAATAATGCAAATAGACCCAAATACAATAACTGGCGGATAAATAATGGCAAAAGAAGACGAAATACCTACATTAACATTTAGCGTTCCAGATAAAATTACTGACGATATGTTCCTTGTTGATAGATATTCTACCAGCACCTTGCCTCTGGACGACAAGAAACGTACATGGAGAGAGCTTCACCCTAAAGAGAGAGCCTTGTACCTTGAAAAAGTAAAACTATTGCGTAAAGAGCGAAATAGACGTGAATGGCAAGATAAAAACAAAACACCTATGGAAGCTCGAAAAAAGCCCAAAGAAGATGTTGTATTAGCTGATGAGCAATTATTTATACATGACAAGAGTGTTAGAACGGCTTTCAAGAAAAATAAGAGTGAAGTATTAAATGATCTTCAGATAGAAGTAGTAAATGCTATTAGAGAACAAGATTTAGCTGCTGCTCCTACAAAAGAACTGGCTTCATTACTCCAAGTGCTGCATAACGCAGAGAGACTTGACGACAATTTATCTACCGATAACATTAGCATAATAGGATCTATTGTTGATAAAGTAGCTTCAGAACGTACAAGGTAGATTATTATGAACAATGCACAATCTTTCGGTTATGTAAATAAGGGAACTGGTGAATACGTAAGCGATTTTGACTTAATACGCAAATATTTTAATATCGAGTTTTTAAAAGACAGAAAAGTACCTAAATCTGCTAAGATTATTTTATATTATATGATATCAAGTGGATATAGAGGAACATGGCAAGGAACGTATAGGCATTTAAGCGAAGAGTTAGGCTTAAATTTGAATAATGTGTGTAAATGTGTGAATGTATTACTAGATGGTGGATACATAGTAAAAGAAGTTATTAGAGGCAAAAAATGTTACAGGGTTAGTGTTAAGATAACTAAGTAAAAAATGGAGGGTATATCATGGGCGAAATTGGTAATTACCAATACGAAAACGAAAAGAAATTTATTGATGGACTAAGAATAAAGAGGAACGACAAGGCTCCAGAATTTATTATATGCTCAATTGCTGTAAAAGAAGATACCTTCTTAGATTTTTGTGCGATGAACTGCAACGGTCAAGGATGGATGAATATTGAGATAGCTAAGTCTAGGGCTGGTAAATATTATGCGTATCTTAACACTTGGAATCCAGACAATCAAAGTGGTAGCACAAACCCACAAGATGATGTTGCTGTTGCGGAATTAGTTGCAGAAGATACAAAAGAAGTTGCTGTAGCTGAAGAGGTTGCTACTGAAGACGCTTCTGAAATTCCATTTTAAAGGAGAGGTTATATGGGTAAAAAGAAAGCATCAACACCAAGAAGTCGCATAAAAAGTGCTATACGACAGTTATGGCTTAGAAGCAGAGAAAGAGCAGCGGTAATTAAAAAGTACGAAAATACTTGTTGTTCCTGTGGTAAGAAAGGTTCTGTTGCAAAAGGCAGGGAAGTAAAAATACAGGTTCACCACGACCCAAAGATAGATTGGGACGGTATTGTTGACCTTATATTTGAGAGGGTGTTAAACGTAAATCAATACCCTCTTTGTAAGGAATGTCATATAGAAGAACATAAAAAAGAAAAAGGTTAATTAGATTAACAGCAAAATACTGTAGAAACAGAAACCGATGATATGTGCAAAGAAAACGATTATGAAAGAGTTTCAGGCGAAGAGATTCTAGTTAATTTCTTCTTTATCAGCGTATCTCTTGATGAGGGCGTAATCATGTGTGTAAGAATGTGTTATAACTAATGAATGATTTTGATGCCACTGGATTAGAAGAAAAGATAAAGTTTTACGGATCTAATCCTGAAGCTTTTATTAAAGACCAACTAGGCGTTGGAAGATGTGAGTGTGGCTGTAAGTACGATCCACAGCAAGCTGAAATAGTAAGTGCCTATAGAGACTTGATATTAGCTAAAGAAAACGCTGCATTACTTCAAAATAGGCTAGTTGAGCAAGAAGATTTCAAGAAAAAAGGCAAGAAATACGAGAAAGAAATCCCTGTATTAACTAAATATGAAAAAGAAATGTCCGAAAAACTAGGAATTAATGTTAGGTCTCCAAAAGGTACGGGAAAAGATACCTGTATTGCATGGCTAACTATTCATTTTATGTGTTGTTACGGCAAAGACATCAAGAATATGGCTACTGCTCCAACCTTTGCACAGTTAAACGATAACTTTTTTGCTGAAATAGTTAAATGGATATCTCATGCTAGAAAAGTAAACGGAAATGCTTCTTGGGTATATAACTGGTTTGGTTTCCAAAATGGTTTAGTATATAGAAAAGCTTCTATGGGTGATGATATAAAGAAAAATTGCGTAACAATTGCCAGAACTATGAGAAAAGGTAGCAATGAAGATAACGCTACAGATACTTTATCTGGGTATCACAGTTATTATCAAATGATAATGGCTGATGAGGTTTATTCTATACACAACTCAGTGCTTACTTCTCTTAGAACAACAATGAGTAGACCGATAAACTTTGCAATACTATTCGGAAATCCAACAACTAACATGGGGTATGCTAATGATGCTTGGGGTATTAATGCTAAGTTTTGGGTAAATATCCAGATGGATTTAGAAAACTCTATCATAGTATCAGATACTTATAAAAAAGGGGTGTACGAAGAGTATAAGCCGTACCCTAACTTACTTAGAGTTTATTATTACGGACTTCCTCCGTTAGACGAAGAGGATTCTATTATTAGCTTTGGTAGTATTTGTGCCTGTTGCGAACACACCACTGAAGATATTTTTTATAAAGAAGATCCAGTTGTAATGACCGTTGATATAGGAATGGGTGGAGATCCATCTGCAATTGCTGTTCGTCAAGGAATGTGGTTTAGAGAGATAGTGGAAAAGAAATGTTTCAACACAGAAGAAAATGAAGATTTCATTGAAAGCTATATGTTTCTATATGACGCTATTATTGTTGGAATTGATAACATTGGTGTAGGTAAAGGTGTTTATGATAATCTCAAAAAGAAATATGGAGAAAAAATAGTTGGTATACCTTTTTCTGGATCAGCTTTAGATAATAGAAAATATAGGAATAGACGAGAAGAATTATATTTTTGGCTTGCTGAAAAGATTAATAAACTTGGATTCAAATTGCCTAATACTCAGAAATTAAAGGGAGAACTCAATGTAATTAGAATCGTAAAAGATAAAGATATTATTCAAATAGAGGACAAAAAGACAATCAGAAATAGGATTGGAGGAAGCACAAACCAAGCTGATGTATGTGCTATGAGTATGCACTTTCAAGATAAGATGGTTAAGCTAATAAAAGAAAGTAGGGATCAAGATAATGGCAGGTACGGAAGTTCCTGTACTTCAGATAGCGGATGGATGGGTTCATGAAAGCATTTAAAAAAAGAGTAACAAAATCTTACGATACATTTGATAAAGGAGTTTATTATTTGTCAAAACTTATGACCGTAATTAATATTGACGACCTAGATAAAAAAGAACTAGAAGGAATTAATCTGGCATTTTTTGAAGCATCAAAAGGAATGCGGAGAGTACATGATATATTTATTTCAGTTTTAGAAAGAAACGAAAGAGAAGGTAACGATCTCATAAAACGCGAAGAAGGCAAGCAGCTACGCAAGAAAATACTAAAGAAATAAAGTCACAAATTTTGCGTTTGTTGACATCTGTGCTATAATTAGTTTAGGATAACTGTGAAAATATCTGACAATTTAAAAAAAGAATTAGAAATAGTACTAAGAAAGATGTTGATTGACTTGCCAAAATACGGCAAAATTGAGATAGAAAGACAAGACGGAAATACAACATTTATAAACGTATATGAAAAGAATAAGATAGTTTAATTAAATATAGCCAACAGAAAAACTGAGGCAGATTATTAGGGAAACCTAAAATCTGTCTTTTTTATTGGAGAAAAAATGCTACTAAAAGCAGCAAAAAGCAAAAGACATTATCATATAATCTATCTCAGGCCAGATGAGACAGGCGTAACTTCGTACGATGATGGTCATGAACATGCTCTTTACAGAGAAGATTTAACAGAAAAGCAAATTGACGAACAAGGAAACGAAATAGAAGTTCAAGTCAAGGGTGGCTTGATTGTTGAAAAAGTAAATAAGCACACTCACAAAATAGAGGAAGTTGACATAAATCCAAAAGAAGTAGAAGAACTATCTGACGATGATGAACTTGCCGAAGCTCACTCTCTTTATATCGGAGCAAAGGATCTTCATGCTGGGTCTTACGAAGATGCCTTAGAGTCAGAAGAGTTCTATATGGGCAACCAATGGGGTTCGGCAGATAAAGCAAAGCTAAGACTAGAAAACAGAGCATGTATAACTATCAACGAAACAAAACCTAAATTAGATATGCTATCTGGGCATCAGAGGCAAAACAGAACAGATATTTCAGTTTTACCAGTTGAGCAAGGGGATACTGAAACCGCTGATATATACAATATGAGAATTAAAAATATCTGCCAAATGAACAACTATGACCACGAAGAAACTAAGACATTTGAGGACATGAGTAGAGTTGGTCTAGGCTTTATGAGAGTTAATATAATTGCTACAGATAGTGGTATTGGAGAAGTTGAGGTTGAGAATAGATACTGGAAGCGTGGCGGTATAGGTCAGCACAAGAAACTTGACGGATCAGATGCAGAATATGCTTACGTAGAAGATTTTGTTAGTAAAGCAAGTTTAATGGAGCTATATCCTGACAAGGCAGATGATATTCAGGCAGACTATGAATACATACAGGCAAATCCAAACGAAACTCCTATTAGTGATAATAATAGATATACTGGTGGGTTAGGTAAAAGTGCAACTCCTATATATTTAACAGATATTGACTCAGATTTAGTTAATATAGCAAAACAGGAATATAGATTAATTGAGGTTCAGAGAAAAGTTTACAAAAGATCTCCAGTATTATTTAATGCTAGAGACAATTTCTATATGAATATAGACGGAATGTCAAAAACTGATATTAGTAAGTCTGAAAAAATAGAAGAGTTAAATAAAATAAATCATGTTAGCCATACGGTTCAGATAACAGTATTTGCCGGAAACACCTTGCTTACCAAAGAGAAGTCTTTATTTACAGAAATCAATATTGTTCCTTTTTATGCTAATAAAATTGAGAATAGATACTGGGGAAAAGTACATGAGGCTAAGGGTTCTCAGGAAGAATTAAATAAAAGACATTCACAAGCAATAGACATAGTAAACAAAATGTCTTCTTATGGAATGGGCGTTACTTCAGAGGCTTTCGAGTCCACGAAAGACTATAATAATTTCGTTGCAAATAGAAACAAGCCGGGATTCGTAGCTAAGTTTAAGGCTGGATTCAAAGAGCATTTACATGAATTTACTGGAGTAAGATACCCATCAGAGGTTGTGGCTTCTTCTCAACTAAGCTCTGAGAAAATAAATACAATTATGAATATCTTTCCAGAAATGCTAGGAGGCTCTGGAAAAGCTGAGTCTGGTATAGCTATGGCTCACAAGCAAAGACAGGGACTTATTGGCAACGAATACCTGTTTGATAACTTCAGTCTTTCAAAAAGAAGAATAGGAAAACTTATCGTAGAGGGTATACAAATAATTGATAGCCCTGAAAAACTTCTTAGAATAGCTGAAAATCAAAACAATAAAACTTTAGCTGGCGCTGATTCTGTTGATCTTTATCCAGAAATAGGACTTGATAAAAAAATACAACTAGCCGTTGATTATGAAGTAATAACTCCACAAGACGCTCAAGTTATTACTCAAGTATTACAACAAGGCCAACCAATAGATCCAAAAGTACAAAAAACACTTGATAGTATGCAGCAAGTAGCAAATGAAATACAAAGAGCTAGGCTTTTAGGTATGTTAGATAATTTTGAGCTAACTGATTACGATCTAGTTATTGCTGAGAGTGCATATAGCCCGACTACAAGGCTAAGTAACTACATGATACTACAGGATCTATTCAGAGGAAATCCAAATGCTCCTATGGAAGAAATGATAAACCTTGTACCGTTCTTAGATCAAAAAACAAAAGATAAGTTAATTGCTGGTATACAACAAAAAGCACAGGCAGCAGCACAGCAAAATCAAATTAAGTATGATACGGAGATTAAGAAATATCTTATAGCAAAAGAAGGAAAAGACGGGCAAAGCGAGCAACCAACTGGAACACCTTAAATAGTTATTTAAGCCAGTAGTTAGCTTTAGGGAACACCTTACGATATGTAAGCCCAAGGAGTGAGAGAATGACAGACGGACAAAACGGAGAACAAGAAGTAGAAGTAGAAGTAGAAGTAGAAGAAATAGTATTAGATGATTTAGACGAAAAAGATATTGATGATATGAGTTATGAGGAAGTTGAGGCAGTGTTGGCAGCGTCTAAGTTAGAGTCCGAAGAAGAAAAGCCTGAAGAAGATGATTCTGGAATACCTGAAGAGAAAGAAGATCAGCCAGAAGAAGAATCCAAAGAAGAAGTATCTGCTTTTGTTTTTGATGATTCAGAATACGTCAAAAGTGGTTGGAATCAAGACCAGATAGATATTATTCAAAAGAAAGAAGAACAGATATTTAATAAGGAAAACTTTATTAAAAAGCAATCTACGGAAATTGGAGAATCTAGGAAAAAGGAAGCTTCTTTAAAAACAAAAGAAAAAAATCTTGAGGCATCGTTAGAATCTTTGAAGGTAAAAGAAGAAGAATTAAAAGAAGATTTTGACTATAATCCAGAGGCGTATAATAAAGTTGTTTCTGAAAGAATGAACACGCAGAACGATTTAAGCAACGTATCTAATGAGATAAAGAACATTGACAAGGAAGGTTTGGTAATAAGTAATATTCCAGATTTTGATACTTTGTTAAAAAGTGGAATTGAAGATGTTATTAGAGAAGATGCTAAAAGAGCTGGGTGGGATAGTGAAAAGATTGATTCAGCGGTAAAAGAGTTTAAGTCTGGTGGATGGAAAAACTTAGACGCTAACCAAACAATCGTAATTGCTGATAGGGCAAGATCAAAAAATAAGATTAAAGAACAGAGCGAAACAATAAAGAATCTGTCCAAAAAGCCTGATAATATTGGCAAGAAAATTGCAAAGGTAGCTAACCAAAGACCGATAGTAAAGACTAATTCTGCATCAACTGAAACATCAAAAGACGTAGATGATATGTCATACGATGAATTAACTGCTTTTCTAAATAAAGCGAAAAACAAAAAATAGGAGGAATATAAGATGAGTGATTTCAATATCGGAACAAGCGATGATAAGACAGCTAAAGCATGGCACGCAAAACTTAAAATGGATGTGTATAAAGAGGCTTACTTTACAAGTAGATTCATTAGCACATCTGAAGATGGAGTAGTACAGGACTATAAGGACCTTTCTAAAGGCAAAGGCGATAGTATTACTTTTGGTATTGTTGCTAGAGGAACTGATGGATTTTTACCTTCAGGAACTAAAGTAGATGATAACGAAGAGGATTTGGTAACTTTTAACGATAAGGTGCTTGTAGATGAAAAGAATTTTGGTATTGCAAACAGTTCTATGATTTCAAGTCAAAGAGCTTTCTATAACATGCCAGATGCTATGTATAACGCTTTAATCCAGAGAGCAGCAGAAAAAGTTGACCTTGAGTATTTTACTGCTCTTGATACGACTAACACGATTGTTATGTACGAAGAAGCTGGAGCGCAAAAAGCAACAGCTACAATAGCAACTGCTACAGCAGCGGTAACAGAAGCAGATAAATTAAACCCTGAGTTTCTTACCAAAATAAAACCTGCATTGCTTACAGGTTTTGCTAGAAAAACTTACCCAGTTAAACCAGTTAAGGTTGATGGCAGAAAATATTGGATAGTTCTAGTTCACCCTGATGCACTAGCAGATTTAGAAAATGATTCAACATTCTTATCTGCAAGAAGAGAAGCGTTAGCAAGAAGCAAAGACAACCCTATCTTCACTGGAGCTTGGGCTATATGGAACGGTTTCGTAATCCATGCACATGAAAATATTGCAATTGGTACAGATTCAAGTTCTGGTGTTTCTTGGGCTAAGTGTCATATTCTTGGTCAAGGTGCTATCGCTTCTGCTTGGGCATTGTCTCCAACTGTTGAAGCTAAGAACTCAGCATATAAGAAGCAAGAGCAAGGATGGGGATATTTCTCAATTTGGGGAGTCAAGAAACCTCAGTATGATGGCTACGATTATGGTTCAATTAACCTTGTAGTTGCAAGAACTGCATATAGTGATATTACTATTAGCTAAATAAAATTTTAATAAAGGAGAAAAAACATGACAGTACATGATTTAACAACACAGAAATATAAGGGCGCACCTGCAAAAACCAACAAAGAAGGCGTTCAAGTATTAGGCAAAAGACTTATCGGTTCAATGCTAACGGGCGACATTGAAGGAGTTACACCTGCTAATGGAGATACTTTTAAGATCGCCAAAATAGGTAAGCACCAGATGATACCAAGAGTATTTACTATCGTTACAGATGCAGACGATACAGCTTTAACTCTTGATATTGGATACACAGATGATACAAACGCTTCAACGGCTGCGTTTGAAGGAGATGCAGCATTAAATTCTACAGGAGTTACCGAGTCTGCTGATGATAAAGTGTTTTTTGATGATGATGGTTATTATCTGACAATCACACTAACAACATTAACTACGCTTGATGATGATTGTGAGTTCACGGTTCTAGCAGAAGTTATAGACTGTATTGGGCTAGGTATTACCGAAGCCTTAACTGCACCAGTATAAAATATAAAGGAGTATAAAGATGATTGAATTTAAAAAACTTGAAGAACTATCTCCTAAAGAAGTTAGTGGGACAAAAGTTCTTAGAGAAAAGCTAAATAAGCTTATTGCTAATCAAAACATACTTATGGATATAGTGTCTACGATAGTGTGTGACGAGCTGCCAGATGTTCCAGAGGAAGTTCTTTCTGAGACAGAAGATGCTCCTGTTAAAATAAAAGCATTAGATCTAGCAAAAGAGCTTAATATTGAGATTGCGGTTCTTAAATCAACTGCAAAAAGTATTGATATAGAAATAAAGAGCCACCTTTCTAACGTAGAAGAAGCTGATGCTGAAGCTATTAGGAAAGAATTAGCAAAATAAAACAGAAAGGAAACAGCAATGAACAGATTTAAAATATTAGCTTTTATGTGTTTCTTAATGCTGGTGAATGTTTCTGGTGCGGTTTCTACGAGAGATACAAATTTAGACGTTTTAGGCGAGTCTAAATCCCTTTATGGTAGAATTACATCTGGAGCGTCAAGGCAATTGATAGGTACAAACAGTAGCGACTTAATATCTATTGATGAAGGTGGGGTAGGCGTTGCCATGAGCGGTGATGTTACTATAGCTGGTGAGTTTTTCAGCTCTGACATTCAAGAAGTTAGCCCAAATGCTTCAGCTACAACTAGCATGACAGCACAGACGCTACTTATCTATAACGGAGCCACTGTTGGGACTGCAAATATTGTTCTTCCAGCAAGCCCTAGTGATGGACAGATAGCAAAGATTATAACCCAACCAGCGGTTACGGTTTTATCTTTAACATCTGACGCTACTGCGATTAACGGTGCAGCCACAGGTCTTAGTGCGAATACAGCAACTATATACATGTATTCTCTAACTACTACTGATTGGCATAAATTGCAGTAATACAATCTAAAATAAAGGGAGGGCTTATATAGCCTCCCTTTACGGAGAATCAAATGGTTTGGTCGAATACTAGAAACGATATAATTAGGAGAGCATTAAGGATCTGCGGAGTTATTGCAGTTAATCAAACTCCGTCTGCCGTTCAATACTCTACAGCAGCAGATGCTCTAAATTCAATTATAGAAGACCTTCATAATGAAGGTTATCGTGGTAGCCAATTAGAGAAAACAAGCGTTGCATGTGTTGATGGTACGGCTAGTTATGCCACGGAAGCAGATACTATGCAGGTTACTTTGGCATACCTTAACGATGGCACTTCTGATCTAATCCCACTAACAATGCTTAATGAGGAAGAATATTTTGGTGGAATAGACGACAAGACAGAAGAGGGCGAGCCTGAGGTAATATATATTGAGGACAAAGAAGATCCGACAATGTATTTATATCCAGTTCCAGACAGTAGTTCATATACGTTAAATTATATTAGAATTAAAAAAGTAGACTCAATAGATAATTCAGCAGAATCTATTGATTTAGAAAAAAGTTGGTGGGAAGCAATAACATATAGGTTGGCTGAAAACTTATGTGATGAATATAGTGTAAATGAAAATAAAACTAGAAGAATATTTAGTAAAGCAGATAGTCTTGTAAAAAAAGCAAAGAAGAAAGATTTTTATACTAAACGTGGATACAATGTAAGCCTTGGGGCTTATTCTAATTATTAAAAAACAGGAGAACACAGAATGAAAACATTAAAAAATTTAGGTTTAATGGTGTGTATTTTAGCTTTTATGGCGTTGCCTGTAAGTGCTGAGTATACATATACTAAAGTTTTTCCAACAATGGTAACACCTAGCGTTACTACGGGAGTAGCAGTTGTAGATGGATTTAAAAATATAACGTTTTTATATAAAATAACTGGGATATCAACAAACGTTGTCATGAGGCCAGAAGGTTCTTTAGATGGCTCAGTTTGGGTTCCAATGGCAGACGACAGGGAAGACACCACTATTCTAGCGGCAGACCTTTCATCTACTTATGGATACGTAGATAGGTCAACAAATAGAGCGTATAAACTAGCTAGGGCTACTTGGGTTTCTAAGTCTGGAACAGGAACTACTCCTAATGTAGAAGTAAGAGTGGAAGCGAACTAAAATGAAAAAACTACTATCAATATTAGCAATAATATTTATATGTTCAACAGCAAGTGCTAAAAACCTAGACTTAGGTTATGGAGACTTTTATTTTAACAACTATAGCCTTGATTACTCTGGAAGTAGCAACGGTAGTAGTTTAGACTCAGGTTATTATGATTACTTCTTTAGCAATCCTGATGGATTTTACGCACCACTAACACATACGCTTGTACCTGAGAGAAGTACAGCAGCTCCTACGTTCGCAAGAGCGACTACAGCTACAGTTGAGGATTTTGAGGGCCTGATAAAGACGGTTAAATCAGGTGAGGCTAGATTTAAAGGTGCTCGTAGGGTTGAGAATTTACTTACAGGTGATTTAACTAATTGGTCTAAATCAAGAGCATCTACATCAATTAATACAATAACATTTACACCGGCATTGAGTGATGCATGGGGTGAGTATGGTACAGTATGTAAATCATTTGGAACTAATGGAGATTTAAAAGATAGAGAGTTTATATTTTCGTGTATATTATCTGGA